GGCTCACCCTCACGGTTCTTAGCTATTGATTTAAGGGCTTTCTGTACTAGTTCCTCATCCCTCTCTTCAAGGGTCTTTGCATCAATAACAACCAGCTTAGCCGGTTCTTCATCTGGTTCTTCCTCTGGTTCTATTCCCAGTGATTTAAGCACACCATCGGTTATGTCTTTAACGAAAGCTTCTTTATCAAATTCCTCAACTTCCACTTCTTTATCTACTTTTTTTCCACTTCATCAACAGTTGGTGTTGGTTTGAGTGGTTTAATTAATTCTTTAACTTCATCTAATATTGATGCTTTATTAGCATCTAATAGTTCTTTTATTTCGTCTACTTCCATGTTTATATCCTCCTTACTATTTTTAATACTTTTATTTTCAACTATTTCAGGTTCAATTATCTTATCAGAAATATCAAGGTCATATTTACGTTCAATACTCTTAATTATCTGGTTACATACTGTGCATCCTTTATACTCCACACTAGCTGTTCCCAGTGTTGCCTGGTTAACCGGCATCGGTGTGAAAGTAGCATCTAATAGTAAACCTTCATCTAATTTCCTTATACCATCCTCAACATAATCCTTATGACATATACCACCAAAAGAACCGCCCATATGTGTTCCGGATTTGAGTAGGTCGTTCACTTTCTCTTCCTTAGATTTCCGCACACGTCCCTTAACCCATAGTTGGTTTCCTTTGATCTCACTACTCACAACAGGACCTAGTGTGTTTTCTTCTGTATAACTGTGTTCCAGGTACATGTTTATGTGTGGTGCTTGTTCGGCCATGCTCTCCAGGAATTTCGGTGTTACTTGTTCTTTCTCAAGGTCCACATCCGTGGTTGCTAGTGCGTATTCGAGGTATAGGAAGCCGTCATCTCCGGTGTAGGATTTGGTGACTGGTAGGTTGAATTTGAATTTTTTATTGGTTAGTAGGTTATTGTTCATTGTTTTATCACTCCCATGATTTTTTAACCACTCCTTTGCAGAGTTTTTATCATATTTTGTTTTTTTGAATAGGTAAACGTAAACTGCTGATTTGCCATTTCCTCTTAGTAATCCTAGTCGTCCTTTTACTCCTGCTCCGAAGTTGATGGTTCCTACTATGTTCACCTGTCCTTTATTATTGAGTCGGAATTCGCTCTCGGGGTGTTCTGGGTTGGGTAGATGGATATATTCTTCTGTACTGTATGGCATGTTAATAATCACCTTATTTCTTTTTTTTATCATAAAAAAGGGATGAGTATATGATATTATTTTGTTCTAACATTTTCTTGTTCACATCTACAACCAAAATGCGGTTCCTCTGGCCATTCATCAACATTATATGGGCTGTTCGCTTCTAATTTGAGACAATCACTACATACACGATCATCACCAGCAGTCACCCAATCCGCTACAAGTGTCCTGTCCATGGTGATAATACCAAGGATTAATGCTCCGAGTATGGCTTCTTTATGTGCCTCTATCCATCCGAACATCCCAGCCTTATCAGTGTTACCCTGAGCTTCACCCCATGCACCAACATAGTCACTGCACCAGTCACGTAGTTCATCTTCTGTCAAGTCCGGTTCTATCTTATGTAATTCTCTCATGCACTCGGTCCAATTGGATGTGGGGTTGGCTTTTATTATTGATTTCTGCTCCGAAGTTGATTGCTTTTTATGCTGTTGTATCGCTTTGATCAGGATGTGTTGTTCTATTCTTCCACGCAGGTTTAAGCCTATCTTTCTTATGTTTAATTTTTGTTGTAATAGGATTAATTCAAGTTTAAAAGTATCAATTTTATCAGGATCATATTCATTATCCTTATCTATCTTTTCAAGTGTCCTAATACCCTCATCTATTCCATCAGTCCATATCCGTGGTATATACTTATCAACTAATTTCTGACCATCTTTTATAAAGCTCTGCACTGGCTTATCAATACTATCCACTTTCTTTGAAGGGTCCTTATCAGTGAATATGATCCTATTAACCTTATCATATAATTTCCTTAGTAATCTTAGTAGGGCTTCCCTGTATTCTATCTCGTCCTTTGTTGGTTCACCCTCACCTATCATGGTATCTGGTTTAAAATCCGGTACTGATAATGGTGTTGCTGTTTTCTGTTTCAGTCCAGTCAGGTCCTCTGGTTTGAGGTTGCTACTGATTATCAGGGCATCTAATATTTTCTCATCTACTCTGATCGTATCATCTCTGCAGTGTTGGCACATTAAATATCAACCATTCCCTTTTTATTCTTAGAGGATGTAACCTTTACGCTGTAATATTGATTTAACCTTAAAAGCATCACGTTCTACTACTTCTTTAACAGCAGGTTCGGTGGGCATATTATAACCAGTACCACCAATAGCATATTGTAATGGTTCATCACCCCATGGTACAGGGTCCTCACCATAATCAGTCCGTATCTCATTTATGAACTTAGAACCATTCCGTAGGCGTATGTTCTCAATATTAACCCGTTGAAGCTTATCCTCAAGGTCAATATCTCCAAAGTGGAACTCCTCATCCCATCCGAAGGACTTCCACGCAGATCCTAACACACGCTTAAACTCGCTCTCGAATGGTTTGAAAACACGCCCACCAAGACGTTTCTTGAAGAGTTTCATATCCTCTTCACTATCACCTTTACCACCAAGTTGCCCACCATCCTTAATACCAACAAGCTTCGGCGGTACCTGGTAGGTCATGATGCAACGGTCACGCATCATATTTAATAGTGTGGTGAATTCAAGATCACGATTTGTCTGTGTTATCTTCTGATACTTAGCACCGTGTAGTGTTATATGGCCCCGGGGGTTTTCCTGTGCGTTCTCTTTCATCAGCTCGACTGCTGTCCGGACATCTTCATCATTCATATCCTTATCGAATTCGAACGCTCCACGTGGGTCCATCTTCGCCTCGAAGAAATCATTATTAAAGTTCCGTGCGTTAATATCCATAGTTATACTCTTCGCACAAACATCAATGGGGCTTTGGCCCCATATCTCATTAGTTATGTCTGGTATCATCACATGTATTAGTTCATCAGGTTCGTATCGTATGTTCGTACCTATGAGACCGTATTGGTCGGTGTCGTAGTGGTACATCATCCGATGTGGTTGTATGAAGTATTGTCCGACTGGTAGTCCTTGTATGGTTTTGTCATAGGATATTTCTGCAAAGAAATCACCAGTACCCATATAGGATTGTATTGCTTTACTGATATAATTCGTGTAATCCTCTGCGCTGTTATTTCCTGCTGGTCTTTTATAAAAGTCTGTTATATACTCTATCACATCGGGGTCGTCTTCTTCTTTATTATCACTGTATATGTCGAAGTTCGCGGCTAGTGTTTCTACTACGTAGGCTTGTATGCAGGAGTAGATTACTTCTGTTTCCATCGCATTATAGTAGGTGGTCCAGGTTACACGGGCTGTTTTAGCATTATCTGTTCCATAGTTACCAGCCATCGCCATATATGGGTATAGCCATCCGTAGCCGGATGTGTATATGTTTTGTTTACTTTCTGGTTTACGTGTTATCTGGAATGGTAATGCTTTTTGTATTGTTTGTAGTATTGACAATTTTATCTTCCCAACCTTTTATAATATCATTTTTTTATAGTGTGATGTAACCAACACCAGCATAAGACTTATTCGTTCTCATAGAAAAATAATTATATCCATAAGCAAAAGTATCTATAATATCATCATGCTGACCCTCAGGGAAAGCCTGCAATTCTCTATTAACTTTATCCTTTAATTTTTTATCATTAAGCATTAAAAAGAAGTTCCTGTCCAATATACCATTCTTAAGTGGTGTAGCCCGGTCTGGTTTACTTTTAATAGCCTGGGCCCGGTAAACCCTGTAACCTTCTAATTGTTTCTCCCATTCTTTGAATAGTAGATCACCAGCTGCTGCAACTCCTGTTTCAATAAGTATCTTAACGTTATAACCATCCTTCATGGCTGTGTTGAGTATTTTCTGTTTTGTTCCACCTGCAAATTGACCATAGACTATATCAGTACATCCTATCCTATCATGATTTGTGAGGACGATAAGAGAACCTGCAGTGTAATCTGATTTAATACTTTCTGATGATTGTATATCCCATACTCTTATCCAGTCTATTATTTCTTCATTATGGTCGAGTTCATCAATATATTGTAATTTGTCTATGTCAAAGAAATCAGATGTTTCATCTAATGGTTTCTGTTGGTACTGTGAACTGAACAACCTTTCACCTATCTTATTCTTTCTTTTTTCAAGCTCTTCTATATTATATTGTTCAGGCCATAATGGTGTGCCATCCTCTTTGATAGCGGGGAATTCGATGAAAATAAAATCATCCGCAAGGTTATCCTTGAAATATCCGATCAGATCATGTGAATGCCATCTTGTATGCAGGATTAGGAATTTTGTCTTGGGTTCTATACGTTGGTCCACAACCGTCAAATACCAGTCAATCTTTTTCTGTAGGGCTGTTGGAATCATTTCTAAATTAGGAAACAAGGTAAGAGGATTAAAAGAAGGTCAGAAAGTATGGGTCAATTCGATCCTTTATGATAAGACGGATGAATACGCATTAATGGGCCGGGAAGGATTGAGTGATTCGATGGCTTTCCAGGGCATGTTTACTTTTAATCCGGACAACGTCCGTCTTTTGGATGAATATCAAGGCACCTTTGCTCAATATGTAAAAGCACCATCGACCAATGTGGCAATCTTACCGGATAATTTTCCTCTTGAGCAGGGAGTCCGTATTGGTTACCTGGGAACAGCCTATCAGGCTTTGAAATATGCAAATGTTCATTACGGCTCAACCGTATTGATTAACGGCGCTACCGGAACCGTGGGTACAAGTGCTGTGCTGCTATCTTTAGCAATGGGTGCGGTAAAAATAATTGCTGTCGCCAATAAGAAAGATAGATTGGAAAAATCAGGCAGATTAATCCGTCGGTTATTTCCACCGTGTCTCTCCTTGATGGCGACGTGACCGGCAAGATCAGAGAATTGACAAACGGTAAAGGTGCCGGGTCATTTGTTGATTGCCTTCAATATGTTGATACGCAGTCAACTCATCAATGCTTATATGCAGTTAAAAAAGGAGGAACTGCTGTATTTGTTGGCGGGGCAACCGGAAATATCAATATTCCTTACGGTTTTCTTTTAGGAACTGAAATAAAGTTAACCGGATCATTATGGTTTCACAATTATGAAGCAAATGAAATGGTTAACCTGGCTCAATCCGGTTTGCTGAATTTAAATTTGTTTGATGTAAAAACCTTTTCACTGGACGAGATCAACGAAGCTGTTGCTCTTGCAGGATCAAGATTAGGAGGATTAACAACTGTAATGGTAAAAATTTAACAATGTCTTTAATAATAATTAAAATGTTAAAATATGGCGACAATGAAAGCAATGCAGGTGAAAAGCCTGGCG